GGGACATCTCAGACCGACACATACCTTGAGCGTGTGTCCGTCTCTAACTACGCACAGTTGACCAACAAGGAGACCACTGGTCGCCCCACACAGGTATATGTGCAGCGCCTCTCTACGGCCACTACAGTGACCCTATGGCCCGTTCCTGACAATACTACCCCATACACCCTTGTGTACTACAGACTGAAGTTCATTGATGGGCTTTCGTCTGGTATTGGCGGTGACGTTACAACAGTTCCTCCACGCTTTGTGCCAGCCCTTGTGGCTGGACTTGCATACTACATCGCTTGCAAGAAGCCTCAGTCACAGGCTCTCATCCCCATGCTCAAGCAAGAGTATGAGGATCAATTTGCGCTTGCATCCGAAGAAGATCGTGACCGCGCTTCGGTCATGTTTGTACCGTTTAGCAGCTTCGTTATGGGGTACTGATGGCATACGCAAAAGGTAGTAAAGCATTCGGCTTTTGCGACCTTACAGGGTTTCGCTATCCGCTGAATGAGCTTGTCTGGGAAATCAAACTTGGCAAGAGGACAGGGTTTCGCGTTGGAAAAGACGTTGTGGACCCTGACCAGCCGCAGCTTTACCTTGGACGGGTTAAGATCTTTGATCCTCAGTCCCTGTATCAACCACGGGTAGATACATCTCAGGCGGAAGCAAATGCTATTTGGGGTTGGAACCCTGTTTGGAATCCAATCCAATATGCAGTAGGATCTGTTGGAACTGTAACTGTATCTACCACCTAAGGAGGCCATCATGGCTCAGGAAGACAACTATAAAGAAGGCGTGGACTTTGAATATGTCCAAGGAAATGGAGATGACAACTCCAATTTCAAGACTCGCCATTTCTTCACTAAGGCTGAAAAAGAGGCGCGGAAGAACCCGAAGCCAGTAGCAAAAGCTGCACCTAAAGCCGCCACAAAGCCTAAAGCTAAACCTAAGGCTGCACCTAAAGCTGGAAAAATTACGGTAACATCTCTTAACCCAGATACACCACCCGGAAGCAAACCAGCGGGTATGCCGGGTAAGAAGAAGGATTCCGGTTTCAGTATTCCGGGTGCTGCTGCTGCCATTGCTGCTGGATCATCTATGCTTGGTGCAGGTCTTCGCGGAACAAAGGCTTCCGCAACTATGCCAAAGCTTCTTCCAGCCCCACCAAAAGCACTGCCAGCACCTCCGAAGGCACTACCCGCACCTCCGAAGGCACTACCCGCACCTCAAAAACTTATTGAGAAAGAAAGTGCAGCATCGGAGGCAACCACAAAGCCAAAGTCTAGTGTTCGCAAGACCATTAGTCCAAAAATTGCAGCACCAGAATCAAAGCCATCAAAGTCTCAAAACTCTCGCCGTATTGGTCGTGTAGGTGGACCCATGATGGGTGAAGACCCCATGTTTCATGCTATTGGCGGTGGTGGTTTTGGTAGTGTTGAGGAACTTGGAAGGGATGCTCTCTTTAACATGAACAAGGGTGGTGTTGTCAAAATGAAAGAAGGTTCTGCTAAAGATACCCGCGAAGATAAGGCTATGGCAAAGAAATCTGGCATGTCTATGAAAAAGTGGGAAAGTTCTGCTGCTGATGTGAAGCATGATGCTCCAAATAAAATGTCATCTGGCGGCATCACAAAGCGCGGTATGGGTGTCACAAAGAAAGCAACTGGCGGCTCTATGCGTGGCACTGGTGCTGCTGTGCGCGGCAAGGGCTTCTCTGGCTGCTACTAAGTTCTATCGAACTTCTGGGTGAATCATGGACTATACACAGCTTTATCAAGCCATATGTGACTATACGGAAAACTACGAAGCTACCTTCGTGGCAAACATTCCGAATTTTGTCCAACAGAATGAAGAGCGCATCTATCGCTCAGTGATGATCCCAGAGCTTCGCAAGAATGTGATGGGAAGTCTGACGGCTGGCAACAAATACCTTGCCAGACCTACAGACTTCCTTTCAGTCTTCTCTCTAGCCGTCATAAGCACTGATGGCACGTATAATTACCTCATCGACAAAGATGTTAACTTTATGCGTGAGGCATACCCAGACCCATCTACAAGTGGACTGCCAAAATACTATGGTCAGTTTGATGGGGATATTGCATCTTCAAGCTATGGAAACTTGATTTTGGGTCCAACCCCAGATCAGTCATACCAAGTTGAGCTGCATTATTACTATGACCCGCCATCGATTGTAGACACTGGAACATCTTGGCTTGGAGAGAATGCAGAGACTGTCTTGCTATATGGATCTCTTGTAGAGGCATATGTGTTTATGAAGGGTGACGGAGACCTTATGGCAGCGTATAAGGCGCAGTATGATGAGGCACTTCAACGTCTAGGCGTCATCGACTATCGCAGCAAACGCGATAGCTATAGAGACGGCGAACCACGGGTGGATAAATGAACTCTGGATTTATGGATCTTCCAAGGGACAAGCAGATCGTTCAGGTGCATACGACATCTGGGCGTGGTGCAAATCCCGAAGAATTGGCAAAGCGTTGTGCTGATAAGCTTATGAGCATTGCGGAAACTGCTCCTATGGCTATCCGTGAGCAAGCAATTGCTTTCAAGGAACACATTGAAAAGTTGGTAGCTATCTACATGCATGAAGCTATCGCCAGTGATCGCAGCAATGTGTACACTGCGTTGAAATCTGCGGGTCATGCCGACCTCGCTGAACTGATCAGGAGGATCTGAAATGGCATTTACTGGTAACTTCATGGCTACGTCCTTTAAGGCAGAAGTTATGCAAGCACTTCATAACTTTACCCTGTCTACAGGTAACGTGTTCAAACTTGCACTCTATACAAATAGTGCATCGTTTACTGCGGCTACAACTGTGTATACGGCAACTAATGAAGTTAGTGCTTCTGGTTCATATTCTGCTGGTGGTGGCACTTTGACTAACGTCACACCAACAACCTCTGGTACGACTGCATTTACGGACTTTCAGGACTTAACATTCACCACTGCAACTATCACGGCCCGTGGAGCTATGATCTACAATAGCACTAACGGAAATCGCACTGTTGTGATCTTGGATTTTGGTGCTGATAAAACATCGACTGCTGGCGACTTCACCATTGTGTTCCCGACTGCTGACGCTACCAACGCCATCATCCGTATCGCGTAAGGTATCATGTTATGGTGACGCTGGTTAACCGCGCAAAAATGACGACTGCTACCACTGGTACAGGGACAATAACCCTTGGTTCCGCAGTTACAAACTATCAAACATTTGCAGCGGCTGGCGTCACTAACGGGAATACTGTCAGTTATGTTATTGAAGATGGGGCAAACTGGGAGGTAGGAACTGGTGTATACACATCATCTGGAACAACTTTGTCCAGAACAGTTATACAAAGTACAAGTTCTGGATCGCCAATAACATTATCTGGAACTGCTGTAGTGTATGTATCCGCATTAGCGTCTGACATAGTTCCTGCGTCTGGCGGTACATTTTCTGGTGATACAACATTTTCAAAGGCAATCATTGAGTCTGTCTATGCTATCAGCGGGACAACACCAGCAATAAATCCATCTAACGGAATGATTCAAACATGGACACTGTCGGCAAATTCTACGCCAACAGATAGTGTCCTTGCTGGAGAAAGCGTTACACTGATGATTGATGATGGTACGGCCTACACAATAACATGGCCGTCAGTAACGTGGAAAACAGATGCGGGAGTATCCCCAACACTCAATACAACCGGATATACAGTTGTCGTACTGTGGAAAGTTGGATCTACGCTTTATGGTGCTAGAGTAGGTAACGCATAATGCTTGCAAGAAGTCTTCTGGGCGCACAGGTTGCAAACTTACCAAAGCAATATCTAGCATTTGGTCAGGTTTTTTCACCATTCATAAATGTATATCCTTGGTCATCTTCCGGCTTTGGGACAAGATACTCAAACCCAGCCACTTTGCCGTCAACTTCTTCATCAGTTCAGTGCATTTCATTTTCTACAAATGGTGGATACTTAGCTGCTGGTACTGATTTAACTCCATTTATTCATGTTTATCCTTGGTCAAATTCTGGCTTTGGTACAAAATATGCAAATCCATCTACCTTGCCAACCAACGCATTGTGGGGGGTACAATTTAGTTCAGATGATGCTTATATCGCTATGGCCCATGCTGGAACCCCATTTATTTCTGTGTATCCTTGGTCATCTTCTGGCTTTGGGACAAAGTATGCAAACCCAGCAACACTTCCGGGAAGTCTGTGTTATGGTGTTGCAATAAACCAAACTGTAACTGCTATAGCAGTATCAGCCAACACATCACCAAGAATCCATGCCTATCCTTGGTCAAGCTCTGGCTTTGGAACAAAATACTCAAATCCAGCAACACTTCCCGCTGGAACGGGAAGGTCAGTTGCATTCAGTCCAAATGGAAATTACATAGCCGTTGGTACTGGTTCTACTCCGTTTGTTTCTGTATATCCTTGGTCATCATCCGGTTTTGGAACAAAACTTTCAAACCCAGCAACTGCCATAGCATTTACCCCAAGTGCAGTTAAATTTAGTTACAATAGTGATACAATTTTTTTATGTGGGGGTGACTTCAACACTGCTGACGGCACAAATATAGCCGCATATCCTTGGTCATCTTCTGGTTTTGGAACAAAATATGCAGATATATCTCCAGCCCTCCCAAGTGGACAAGGCAATGGAATGTCTGTTAACTACTCATCTACTACCATAGCTGTTGCATGTGGTTCTGGAGGTGTATCAGTGTTTGACTTTTCAAGATCATCTGGATTTGGAACACAATACTCAGGACCAGCCACGCCACCGACAAATAACGTATATTGCGCTGCTTTTGGCACAATATACTAAAGATTGGAGTTACCACTATGACCTATGTGAATAATGCTAAAAACGATACCTTGCATGATGCACTGATTGCTAGAGAGCAAGAGATTGAGTACTACCAAATCAACATTACAAACTATAAGCTTGCTATAGAGGAGATAGGAAAGTTACCTCCCTCTGAACAGGAAGAGCTTTCAGAATTTTCTTCACAACTAAAGGAGCTTCTTCGCACAGAGATCATGGAGCAGAAGAAGTCAAAGATCATGTTAAGTGTAATACGACAACAGGTCGTGTAAATTTTGTTAGGGATAGTTGGTTATGCTTGCCAAAATAGTTGATGGTATCGTTGTTAAATTTCCTTACAGTGTTGAGGAAATGGTACGAGATAACCCAAACACTAGCTTTCCAGACACTATTTCTGAAGAAATTAAAGCATACTTTGGCGTATTTCCTGTGCTTGAAGCCCCCATGCCGGAGCATGACACTGATACTCAATATGTTGAATACAAACATGAACCCATACTTCAGGGTGATACATGGTTTTTGATTCCAAGGGTTTTGGCATACTCAAATGATCAGCTTCTGCAAATCAAGCTAGATAAAGCAGAAACTATAAGATCAGAGCGCAACAAGCTCTTAAGTGAAACTGACTGGATGGCTCTTTCTGATGTCACAATGACACCAGAAATGGCTACATATCGTCAGGCACTTCGTGATATAACAAAGCAGATTGGATTTCCAATGGTGGTAGATTGGCCTATTAAACCGTAAGGACCAGATATGCTTGGATTCTTCCCCACGGCGGCAGCGCCAATAGCCTCCGTAGGGGATGCTGGAAGCAGTGTTTCTGTAAGTGTTTCTGTTACTGGTGTATCGGGATCAGGTTCTGTTGGATCTGTTACTGTTACCATAGGTGGGTCAGTAAACGTCTCTGTTACGGGCGTTGGTGCTACAGGCTCTGTAGGAACTACTACGGTCACTGGAAATTCCAGCGTTAGCGTTACGGGTGTTGGTTCTACAGGTTCTGTAGGAAACTTAACAGCTACATGCGCGGCAAATTTTGCAATTACAGGAACTGGAGCAACAGGTTCTGTAGGGACAACTTCTGCCATAGGTGGGTCTAGTGTTGTTGCTACAGGCATATCTGCCTCAGGTGCAGTTGGTTTTGTAGTTATTCCAAATGCGTCATTCACAGTTACTGGTATATCATCTACAGGCCAAGTAGGTACTGTCAGCATACTTGCTGGCATAAATATAATTGTAACTGGACTAGGGGCTACAAGTGCAGTTGGTGTCTCCGATGCCACTGGAAAAGCAAATTTTGCAGTTACTGGGGTATCATCTACAGGACAAGTAACAACACCAACAATCGTTGGAACTGCTAACATCACAGCAAGTGGTGTTTCATCAACGGGTTCTGTCGGCTCTGTTTCTGTATCTGCTGTCACAAATGTAACGCTAGCTGGTGTAAATGCTTTAGGTGCAGCGGGTGCGTCTAATGCAACTGGCAATGCAAATACCACAATTACAGGCATTGCATCTACAGGCCAAGTAGGCACTGCATTTGCATCAATACCTCAATTAGTTTTTGCCAATGGGTTGTCATCAACAGGTCAAGTTGGATCTGTAACTACAATAAATTCAATAAATACATACCCAATTGGGGTTACTGCAAGTGGATATGCTGGGTCTGCCATCGTATCTGGGGCAGGAAATGTATACCCTTCTGGCGTTTATGGAACTGGTCAAGTTGGCACGGTAGTAGCATCCATACCTCAGAGTGTTTCTGTTACTGGGGTTTCAACTACTGGATCTGTAGGCACGGTATCAATAACTCTTGGCGCTTCAATATATGTTAGTGGCCTTGAGGCTTCTGGCCTTATCAATAGTGTTGTTGTAACTGGAAAAGCAACTACACAGATAGTTGGTGTATCAACATCAGGCATTGTGAATGCAGTAACAGTTTACTTGGTGATCAAAGCTCCAGTTACTGGTGTTTTTGCCACAGCTTATGCAGGGTCTCTATCTTCGTTTGGAAAGGCAAATGTATACCCCATTGGTATATCCGCATACGGATATGCAGGGTATCCGCTTATCTGGGGTAACATCATTCCGGGGCAAGACCCCGCATTTAGTTCAATTGCACCAATTCAATCTCCATCCTACACCCAGATAAATCCGTCACAGTCCCCTGCGTTCACTTCAATTGCGCCAGATCAATCTTCAGTATACAATCAGATAAACCCGTCTCAGACACCTGTCTGGGTTCCCATCGTCACATGAGGCTTGAAGCATGGTAACTTACACAAACAGCGGTGGTCTTGCGAAGCCAGCAACTGGTGAATACTCAGGAACATGGGGAGATATAGTCAATATCAACTCAGATATTATTGACAGGCTTGTTAATGGTGTTGCGTCAATAACCCTGACATCTACACCGTATGCACTTGCAACAAGTGATGGTGCTTTGTCCGTTGGGCAGTATATGCTCATAAACTTCACTGGAACGCCGGGAGTGACGGTGACAGTAAACGTCACCCCTCAAGATGCCACAAAGATATATTTTATCAAAAATAGCTGTGGTTCTAGCATCATCATATCTCAGGGCAGTGGATCTACAGTAACGATTCCAAATGGTTACACTAAACTAGTGTATACTGATGGTGCGGGATCAACCGCATCCGTATCAGACTTTACATCGCTTCTTTCCATGAGTGGCCCACAGATCACTGGAGGTTCCATCACTGGAGGCACTATTAGTGGTTCTGCTGTAATCAGTGGATTGACAACCAAGATCGCAGTTGCTGATGGCGGAACTGGATCTGGAACGGCTGGTGGTGCGCTCACAAACCTTGGCGCACAAGCAACTATCACGGGCGGTGCAACCACAATCACTACAAGCAACCTTACCGCATCCAGAGCTTTATCGTCTGATGCTTCAGGTAAGGTCGCTGTGGCTACGACAACCCTCACAGAGCTTAACTATGTGAACGGCGTCACTAGCGCCATCCAAACGCAATTTGGTGGTAAACAGCCCCTAGATGCAACCCTGACGGCCTTGGCTGCATATAACACCAATGGCATTTTGACGCAGACTGCTGCTGATACTTTTGCTGGCCGTACCCTTACAGGCAACTCATCCATTACTGTTACTAACGGTGATGGCGTATCTGGAAATCCAACGCTTACCCCAATCTTGGCATCTCAAGCAGAAGCTGAGGCTGGAAGTGATGCTAATAAGCTAATGACGCCTTTGCGCGTATCTCAAGCCATTACAGCACAAGTTTCTCCGGGAGGTATGACCCTTCTTGGAACACTGACTACGACGAGTGGTTCTTCTGTATCTCTGACAGGCTTAGACCTAACAAGTTATAAAATGTTGCAATTTGTCTTCAACGGGGTTTCTCATAGTTACCCTACAAGTAGAAGTTTTCAAATCGGTTCTGGTCAAGTTCAAAGTGGTATTGCAAACACTGATACAACTAATGGCATGGTTTGGGTATCACTATCAAACGGCATCGCTGTTCCTATCTTGTCTACAAGTTCTTTGCCAGCAAACCAAAACAATAACACTATTTCTCAAACAGGATACTCAACTGCTACTACAACTGTAACTTTGAGTATTACTACATCAGGGTCTTTTGATGCAGGTTCAGTTTTGGTTTATGGGGTGCGTTGATGCAGCAAGATCCAAATATGCTTGAAATTATCAAGCTGATCCTACAGTTTGCTATTGTGCCAATCATTGCGTTTATGTGGATGCACTACAAAACTACACAGAGTCACGCTACTGAAATCGCTGTGATGAAGTCTGAACACGCTTTGGTCAAGGAGAACCATGACCGCGAGTTCAAGGAGGTCAAACAGGGCTTCAGCGATGTGCTAAAAAAATTGGACGAAATCCAGAGGGAGATTCGTAAGTGATCGTTAACCAGCGCACTATAGACTTGATTAAGAACTTTGAGGGATGCAGGCTTACAGCCTACAGAGATGGTGGCGGTGTATGGACAATTGGGTACGGCACAACCGCCGCTGCTGGAGTTGGGATTGATCCACATGAGGGAATGACAATCACGCAGGAGCAAGCAGAAGTTCTATTGCACAAAACGATAGACAAGTTTGCTCCAGCGGTTGCATCACGCATCACAGTACCTCTATCAAGTAATGAATTTGGCGCGTGCCTATCTCTTGCATACAATGTTGGTACACAAGCTTTTGCTGCGTCTACGTTGCTCAAGCACTTGAATGCTGGCAACAAAGATCTTGCTGCTGCTGAGTTCAAAAAGTGGAACCGTGATAACGGAAAGGTTATTAAGGGTCTAACTACACGCCGCGCCGCTGAAACTGAGTTGTTCCTGACGCCTGATGCAGATCTTCCAGATATGCACACCATGAGTGAAACAGGTTCTCAGATGGAGTCTACACTTGCTGCAATCTTTCATGCCATATCGGCAATCTTTCAAGGAGTAAAGAAATGAGCGCATCTGAAGTTGGTGGAATCGTCCGCGCACTTGCGTCTGCACTTGGCGGCTACTTGGTCGGAAAGGGCATCATTGATAGCGAAACTGCAACTACCATTGGTGGTGCTGCCGCTACAATCATTGTTGCTGTGTGGTCTGTTGTTGCGAAACGTAAGGCTTCCTGAAATGGCAAACGGTTTGTATGCAAACATTGCAGCAAAAAAAGCCCGTATCAAAGCTGGATCTAAGGAAAAAATGCGTAAACCCGGAACAGAAGGTGCGCCTACAAAAGCTGACTTCATAAAGTCCGCAAAGACAGCAAAGAAGAAGCAATGAAGATCATTGCATATCTTTTAAAGTCTATAGTTACCCTTCTGGCGGCTTGGTCTGCCGGAAGGGTAAGTGGCTTGAAAGAAGCCAAAATCAAGGAGTTGAAGGGCTATGCCGAGACTTCCAAGAAAATTGATAGCGTTAAGGCTATGTCTGATCCTGATGCTGCCGCTGAGTGGCTGCGTCAACGCGCCAAACACTAACGCAATCTGCGATGGCACGGCGCAAAGCAGGACGAATCATGCGGCGGCATTGGCAAAAGATGGTGGCCCGGATTCTTTGGTCACGGGCGCGATTCTAATTCAGCAAATAGATGCTGGGTGTAGAAAATGACACCCAGACAAAAACAAATATATGATGCTGTGAAGAAGTTCGGCAGCAAAACTGCTGCTGCCAAAGAATTGCAAATTGATAAACATTATGTACGCCGCGCATACGCAGCAGCAGAGGCATGGCTAAACGCTGATGATGGGATTGTTGCTGCACTTGAGAGTACGGGCCTATCCACCGACACCGGAAAGCATGGATGGCGGCGCGTTCAAAACAAAGAGACAGGATCATGGGACTCTGTATTTTGGAAGGCAGATAATTCACAATCTGACATTGCTTCTTGGGCTGATTTGTTTAGGGAAGCTCTTGGTTTTGTACCTCCATCATTGCCACTGCCAATTCCTGATAATGTGGCATATGACTTACTACCCAGATACATGATCGCTGACGTACACTTTGGGATGCGGGCGTGGAAGGATGAAGCTGGAGATGAATATAGCATTGAGATCGCAGCACAGCGCCTCCTAGAGGCATCGTCAATGTTAATCAATGCAGCGCCTTACACAGAAAAGGCAATCATCTTGAATTTGGGTGACACCCTTCACCAGAACGATTCAAAAAATATGACTCCAACTTCTGGTCACATTTTGGATGTCGATGGACGTTTTGGTCAAGCCGCTATGGCTGCTGTTAGATCACATGTTGCCATGATTGAAGGTGCAAAATCTAAGCACAAGCAGATTGATGTTGTCATCCTTGCTGGAAACCATGACCCTGACTTTAGCCATATGTTGGCTATAGCACTTGTGATGAAGTATGAGGGTGATGAGCGAGTGACAGTCCACTGGCATCCAGCAAAACTTTGGGTGTGGGAGTTTGGTCGCAATATGCTTGCAGCACATCATGGCGACAAGACAAAGCCTGAAAGACTTGCAATGCAAGTTGCTGATGTTCATGCCCAGATATGGGGTCGTACATACTGGAGATATTTGGACTCAGGTCACATACACCAAGATACCTCAAGGGACATTGGTGGGATATTTTTTGAAAGTCATAGGGCTATAACAACGAGAGATGCGGCAGCAACGGCATTTGGTTATACGGGTCGCAGCACTATGAAGTGCATAACTGTTCATTGTGAACGTGGCGAGGTGATGAGGTACACCGCTGCGATAGGATGACAGCATCAATAAATCATCGTATAGTTTGGGCAACAGGAGGCCATCATGCCGTTAACAAAACTCCAGTTTGAACCCGGACTGAACAGAGAAACTACTGGATACGCTAACCAAGGCGGATGGTGGGATTCTAACAAAGTTAGGTTTCGCTCTGGATATGCTGAGAAAATTGGCGGTTGGCAAAATGCTGCTTATGGGAAGTATTACCTTGGCATATGCCGTGGCATACACCCTTGGACTGCACTTGATGGAAACGAATATATTGGATGGGGTACTTCACAGAAGTATTACATTTTTTCCGCTGGTGCTTTCAATGATATCACCCCAATCAGATCCACGACTGCCGCAGGGGAAGTGACTTTTGCTTCCGTCAAAAGCACGATAAATCTTGTTGGTGGTATTTCATCTTCCGATACATCAGTCACCATCACATCATCCACCAACTTTCCGTCTGGGGGTGGATTGATAAAAATTGACTCTGAGCAGATAAGATACTCTTCGGTTTCCGGTAACATTCTTTTGGGTCTTCAACGTGGACAAAATGGGACAGGTTCCGCATCCCACGCAAATGGTGCTGGTGTTTTTTGCACGACTATTGTTGTAACTGATGCTTCTCATGGCGCTGTCACCAATGACTTTGTTACATTTTCTGGCGCTACAAGCCTTGGTGGCTTGATAACTGCTACAGTTTTGAACCAAGAGTATCAGATCACAAACGTCCTTACGTCTTCCACCTATACCATTGAGGCTAGGACTGTATCTACGATTCCCTCAATCACCACATCATCCGGCCTTAGCCCAACATATGTTTTTCCAAATGCCTCAGATACCTTAACGGGTGGAACTGTTGTTGTTGGCGCATATCAGATCAATACGGGCCTTGATACGACAGTGCAGGGAACTGGCTGGGGAGCGGGTACATGGGGTCGCGGTGGGTGGGGTTCAGCAGCAACATCAAGCGTAACTGGACAGGTTCTTAGGACTTGGGGGCATGACAATTTTGGTGAAAATCTTGTTTTCAACATAAATGGAGATGGGATTTATTATTGGCAAAAAAATACATCTTTTCCAAGGGCTGTAGCTTTATCTAGCCTAAGCGGCGCATCAGATACGCCGACACTTGGAAATCAAGTTATGGTCTCAGACAATGATAGACATGTCATTGTTTTTGGTTCCAATGGTACATACTCGGCATCTACTGGAGCTTACACCCTTGGAGCGATTGACCCGCTCAACATTCGCTTTTCAAATGTAAGCATAGACAGTAACAATCCCGCTGACTTCAATGAAGCATCAAGCGTGACCAGTGCTGGATCTCTCAGGATTGGCACAGGATCTTACATCGTTACCGCTGTTGAGACAAAGCAGGAGATTGTAGTTTTTACAGATGTATCTTTACACTCCATGAAGTACATCGGAGCGCCAAACACGTTTGGCATCTTTATGCTCTCAGACAACATATCTATTGCCAGCACAAACGCAGCCATATCTGTAGATGACACTGTATTCTGGATGGGGAATGGTGAGTTCTACACATACAGTGGTGTTGTTCAAACGCTTCCATGCGATGTGAAAGATTATATTTTTTCTAACATAAACCAACAGCAGTTGGAAAAAATCTTCTGTGGAGCCAGCATTAACTATAGCGAAATCTGGTGGTTCTATCCAAGTACATCAAGCTCTGAGAACGACTCATATGTTGTATATAATTATCAGCAAAAAATCTGGTACATCGGCACGATGAACAGAACGGCTTGGACTCACAAGAATGCTGGAATATATCCAATTGCAGCCAGTACTGACCATGCCGCATATCTGCATGAGTATGGAACTGATGATGGAAGTACAAACCCACCATCTGCCATAACTGCATATATTGAGTCTTCTGGTCAGGACATTGGTGATGGTGAAAAATTTGTTTCTATATGGCGCATCATCCCGGACATTACCTTTAGAACCACAAATTCTACAGGCACGCCATATGTGACCATCACGATATCTTCATCTAACTTTCCGGGAGGGGCGATATTGCAAAGCAGTACAGATGCAGATTTACCACCAAATGCACCAAGCAAAGAAAGTGTTGGATCTAATCTTGTACGTGGTCAGTACCCTCCTGAGCAATTTTACAGTGTTGCAAACGGCACTGCGCGTGATGCGATGTATGTTCGTATACGTGGCAGAAGTTTCACGTTTAGAATTGAAAGCAACATTGTTGGCGCTGCGTGGCGTCTTGGACTTATGCGACTTGATCTTAAGCTTGATGGGAAGCGTTGATGTCAAGAAACCTTGCCCCACCGTCATTCCCAATCCCGCCACGGGAGTATGATCAGAGGTTTTTCTTTGAGTTCCTTAGGACGTTTACGCAATACCAATCTCAAGTTCAAAACCCCGGAGAGGGAAGAAACACATTTACAGTCTTTACGGACTTACAGTCAAATGATCAGGGCCTAGAATCGGGTGCTGTTTTCAGAGATGGTAACTACTTTTTGAAGGTTGCCGTTGCAAACAGGCCAAATGTTGGTGGACTCAAGGCAACTGGTGGCGTTGGGCAAATCACAAAGATCCCATAAAAGTTCAGTGGAACTAATCTTGGGTGCTGTGGTAGTATGTGTGAAATCTTAGAAGGCAGAATGTGAAATGCTAGACCCTC